TTGCATCTGGCAAAAACGCCATCGCCGAGTGCGATAGGTGTGGCTTCCAGTACAAACTCAAGGAACTGAAAACCTTAATTATTAAGGCCCAGAAGATCAATTTATTGGTCTGCCCACAGTGCTGGGAGCCCGACCAGCCTCAGTTACTTTTGGGCATGTACCCTATTTATGACCCCCAGGCACTGCGTAATCCACGCCCAGACACGACGTATACCGTGGCGGGTATCAATGCCGAGGGCAATCCGTCGGGCGGCTCTAGGATCTTCCAGTGGGGTTATGCGCCGGTCGGTGGATCAAGGGCTGAAGATGCACAATTAACACCAAACAATCTTGCACTTAGTATTACGCTTGGTACAGTATCAGTATCCGTCACTTAGGAGATTTCCATGGAACACGATGACAAGTTTGAATGTTTACCAGCTACAGCAAACCCCCTTCCTCCCCGCCGGGCTCAGCCTCGTCCGTATGATGGTGGCATCTATGTTGATCGCCCCCAGAATACCCAAACGCTTAAAACCCGTGGAACCGGGGCGGCAACCAAGGGAACCAACTACTCACCTTTAAAGCTTGACTAATGAACTACACGACTCTGTTTGAGACGATCAAGGGATACGTAGAAAACGATTTCCCAAATACGCAGTTCGGTGACCCCACCGCTGTGAACATTACATTTACGTCAAAAGAACAGATCGATACGTTTATTCAACAAGCTGAGCAAAGGATTTATAACTCGGTTCAGTTCCCAGCAATTCGTAATAACGTCACTGGTCCTGTCACACCCAACAATAAGTACCTTTCGAGTCCTTCTGACTTCCTTGCTGTCTATTCCATGGCGGTTATTGATGGAGATGGAAACTACGAGTTTTTGCTCAATAAAGATGTGAACTTCATTCGGTCAGCTTATCCGAATCCCACATCAACAGGCATTCCAAGGTACTACGCTATTTTTGGTCCGACAACGACGAATACCATTCCTGCGGTAATTACAAATGAATACAGCTTTATTCTTGGCCCAACACCAGATGCTGCGTACAATATTGAGCTTCATTATTATTACTACCCTGAGTCCATTGTTACTGCGTCAACCACTTGGCTTGGAGATAACTTTGACAGCGTCTTGTTGTACGCATCCTTGTTAGAGGCTTATACGTTCATGAAGGGTGAGCCTGATGTTTTGGCTAACTACGAGAAGCGTTACAACGAAGCTCTGATTCTTGCCAAGCGCCTTGGTGATGGAATGGAGCGCCAGGATGCTTACCGATCTGGGCAGTTTAGGATGGATGTTAAATAATGGCCTTCACGGGAAACTTTACCTGCAACTCGTTCAAGTCTGGCTTGATTGATGGAGACTTTGATTTTGATACAGACACGTTCAAGATTGCGTTATACACAAACAGCGCATCGCTTAACGCAGAGACTGCTGCATATACAACAGTGGGCGAGGTTGTTGGTTCAGGCTACACGGCTGGTGGGAATACCCTAACAGCCTCCAAGGGCATCACGAGTGGCACGGCTTTTATAACCTTTGCAGACACTTCGTGGTCTGCCGCTATTACGGCTCGTGGTGCTTTGATTTACAAGGATGGCGGTTTAACTGTCTGTGTATTAGACTTTGGGTCAGATAAGACCTCTACAACAACCTTCTCGGTTGATTTTCCGGTAGCTTCCTCAACGGATGCTTTAATTAGACTTTCTTAAGGAGTTTGAAATGATTAACAACAAGGCTAAAAGCACCGACGCTGTCGGAGCTTCGGTTCAAAAAGGCAAAGGTGTGTCGGAGGGTATCAAAGGCGGTGGTGTATTTACTGCCACTTGTTACGACAAAGATGGCAACCTGAAGTGGGAAGCAAAATCTCATAACCTCGTGGTCAATGTTGGCTTGGCTGACATGAACGATAAGTATTTTTCAGGTTCGGGCTACACGGCTGCTTGGTACCTAGGGCTTTATGGTGCGGCGTCTTCTAATGATCCTGCCGCTGGCGACACAATGGCTTCTCACGCCGGTTGGACAGAGGTCACGGATTATTCCAACTCAGAACGTCCCACCGCTACGTTTGGTTCTGCTACGGTTGCCGATCCGTCTGTTATTGATAACTCAGGCTCGGTTGCAGTGTTTAATATTAACGGCACGGCAACAGTGGGTGGAGCATTTTTAAGCTCCGATGATACTAAAGGTGGTACGACCGGTATTTTGTTTTCTGCCGCTGACTTCCAATCTCCCGGCGACCGTAGTGTAACAAGTGGCGACACGCTAAATGTTACCTACGAATTTAGCCTTGACGCTGCTTAAGGAGTTTAAACATGGCAACTAAATTTGCAAAAAATCAAGAAGTCAAGGTCAGTATCGTTGTGCCACAAGGCCCTGTACAAGCCCTGCGCATGGATGAGGACGGTAATATTTCCTACCTTGTTCAGTGGGTTAGTGCAGATGGGTCAACACAGCGCCGTTGGTTTGCTGAAGACCAACTAACCGCAGTCTAAGAGGCATTGTGCTTGGCGCAACCGCTATTGCGGAAGCACCGTTTTCTGCATTAGCCGGGTCTGTTTTTGATGCTTCGGTTCAGGAAACTGCTACCGCTTCGGATCAAACCAGTAGTCAGATAGTTATAACACTACCTGAGTCAGCTACTGGTTCTGATCTTATTGCGGCGGCTGTTGTTTTTTCTGTGTCAGTTTCTGAGTCTTCGACCGCTGCTGATCAAACCTCTTCGGAAGTCGATTTTGGTGGGTTAATACAGGAAAGTGCCACAGCATCGGATCAAGTATCAAGCCTTGCCGATTTTGTTAGCTTAATATCTGAAACAATAAGCATTACTGGTGAGCCAAGCGCAAATGCAGATTTTATCGTTTCTGTCCAGGATACGGCTTCTGGATCGGATGCTATTTCTGGTGGTGTAGATTTTGCCGCAGAAGTTCAGGAAAGCGCAGAGGGTAGTGATCAGGTTAGCGGGGGATTTACTATACTTTTAACAATACCTGAGTCAGCAACTGCGTCTGATGAAATTACTAGCTTAGTTGATTTTGGTAGTTTGATTGAAGAATCTTCCACTGGTTCCGATCAGACTGAATCTTCCGTAGATTTTGTTGTTAGCATCGTTGAGGTTGCGGTTGGTCAGGATCAAAATAGCGCATCAGTAGATTTTGTTGTAACAGTTGTTGAAGACGCAACAGCCTCTGAGATTGTTAGCGCAACAATTGACTTTGGTGTTTCAGTTCAAGAATCCGCAACAGCAAGTGAGGTAGTTTCTGCACTCATAGCGTTTGGTGCGTTAATACAAGAGTCTGCCGAGGGGTCTGATGAGATAACGGCAATTGTTGATTTTGGTGCTTTTGTCAATGAAAATGGGTCGGGTTCAGATCAGGTGTCTGCTTTAGTTGACTTTATTGCAAGTGTTATCCAGTCAGCCTCTGCAAATGATGTTGTTTCTACAAACGCTGACTTTTTGGCGCAGATTAATGAGAGTGTTGATGCGGCTGATACATTTATCGCAAGGTTGTTATGGGAAATTATTAATAACTCTCAACCAGCAAATTGGTCGAATGTTGATAACTCTCAACCGGAAAACTGGAATACAATTCCAACGCAGGATTAAGGAGTAAAATATGCCTACAGTTATTGCAGATCGAGTCAAAGTTACGACTACTACAACAGGAACGGGCACGCTCACGCTAGGATCTGCTGTAACAGGGTTCCAAGACTTTGGTGTTATTGGCGACGGCAACGAAACGTACTACACCATTTCTGTACCGGGCGGGGCGGATTTTGAAGTAGGAATTGGAACCTTTACAGCCTCTGGTACAACGTTAAGCCGAGACACAATTCTTACGTCGTCAAATGGCGGGTTAGCAGTTAATCTAAGTGCCGGTACTAAAGATGTGTTTGTAACGTATCCAGCAGAAAGATCAGTTGTTTCTTTGGCGGGCAATAACAGCGAGTTTCCAGCGGGCACCCGAATGATCTTTGCTCAGACGACGGCCCCAACTGGATTTACCAAAGACGCAACTAACTACAACAACCATGCTTTACGGGTTGTTACAGGAACTGCTGGTACGGGCGGTACTGTAGATTTTGTAACTGCCTTCGCTTCCCAAACACCAACAGGCAACGTGAGTGTTACGGCTAATACTGCTCCGGAAACTCAGGGGGGTAATATTTCAGCTTCTACTGGTCTTGTGGCCCAAGGCGGAAATATTTCAGCTTCTACTGGTCTTGTGGCCCAAGGCGGAAATATTTCGGTATCTACAGGAAACGCTGCGGGGTCGGTATCGGTTGGAAACACAACCCTCGCCATTCCGACAATCCCAAGCCACGACCACAATACTCAAGTTTTTGTAAATGGACAGCCTGCTAGACGTATTATCAATCAGTTTGCCGCTAATCTTTCTGGCGCACCTGAAGCGGTTGGTACAGCAACTGGCGGTGGAGGCGCACACGCTCACCCCGGATCTGGCGGTAATCATGTTCACCCGGCATCTGGAACCTTTACTGGTTCTCCGCACCAGCATCCGGTTTCTGCTTCATTTACTGGTTCTCCGCACCAGCATCCGGTTTCTGCTTCATTTACTGGAAATGCTCACAATCACACGGTTTCTGCTCCCGCTACTTTTAGTGGTAGTTCAATTAACTTAGCTGTTAAATATCTCGACGTTATTACTGCGACTAAGGATTAACAGTGCAACTTAAAAACGGAACATTCTGCCCACTTATCAAAAAAGAATGTATGGGCCTTCAGTGCGCTTGGTTTACAAAGGTGGCTGGATACGACACCAACACTGGCAAAGAGGTCGAGGAGTGGCAATGTGCTATTGCTTGGATGCCTATGTTAATGATTGAAAACTCTGGTCAACAAAGACAAACGGGCGCCGCAGTAGAAAGTTTTAGAAATGAAATGGTAAAGGCACAACAAGCTTCTCATGAACTTTTTGCTACGTCAATTTCAATTTCTAACCAGCCTGATCGTTTAATTGATGTAACACCAAAATCAAAACTTGTAAGAGGTAAAAAATGAGTGACTTGACTAGGCTCACTATTATTATTGCTGATAACGCTGTTTATAAAAACAAAGAGGGTTATTCGGACCTTGACTTCTCTGATTGCGAGATACCCGAAGATGTTTGGGCCTTTCAATGGGAAAACGGCGAGGGCTGGGTTGAGTTTAAAGACTCTAGAGAAAATGAAATTTTTATTGGAGAAAACTTTCCAGAGTGGGTTAACAAATGCGTTCAAAAGTTTAATGAGTTTGATGCTGCATACAAAAACCCTCCGCCGCCTACACCGGAACAGTGGGCGGAAAACAATAAGGTCCAAGCAAAATTTCTTTTGCTAGAATCTGATTGGTCTGTTCTTCCAGATACAAATCTTCAGAATCAGTCTGAATGGGACGCTTACCGTGCTGCACTTAGAGCCATTTTTTTAAATCCCCCACAAGAAGAAATTACTTCTTGGCCCGTAAAACCCGAGGCGGTGTGGGCATAGCATGAAACAAGAAATTATTAACAACAACTACATACGCATACCGGAGTTTATTTCAAGGCAACAAGCTTTTGCTCTTGCGGTTGAGTTTAAACAATACGCTTTAGTTAACTGTGGTGGTGACTCACAAGCTCCAAATTCCCATGCTGAATACGATTTTATGCCTTTTGTAAAGCTTTTGGTCGCAAAAACATCGGAAGTATCGACACTGTTTGGTGATGATATTTTACCTACGTATACCTATGCCCGTGTATACAAAACCGGGTCTGTACTTGAGCGCCACCGTGATCGCCCAGCTTGTGAAGTAAGTCTTACATTAAATCTTTCAAAGTCGCACAACTGGCCTATCTATTTTCAACGCACCGATGGATCAGAAACATCTGTTGAGCTTGAACCCGGAGATGCCGTTTTGTATATGGGTTGCATTTCAGACCATTGGCGGAAAAAATTTGTCGGGGAAGAGTACACGCAAGTCTTCATGCATTATGTGCGGTCTCATGGCGAAAATGCTTGGGCTTACTTCGATAAGAAAAAAGAAGGTCCAACCCAACAAGCACAAAGTTTGCAAACGCAAATAATTAAACCCGTTGATGTGAAAAACAAAGAATGGAAAGCCAGCGTTATATGACGGATATTAAGGATTACATCGTCGTTGTCAAAGATGTTTTGGGGGAAGATGTATGCGATGCAATACTTACAGAATATGCTGCATTTGAAGAATGGAAAGATACAGGCGTAAGGGATGGCGTAAATAAGAACATAAGAAGCGCACAAACAATTTTAATGTCACAAGATTGTTGTATCGTTAAAAACCCGCAAGTAAGAAAACGGTTGGATGACTTGGTGTTTGCTGGTGCTTCTTTAGCAATAAGAAAGTACAACGAGAAATTTAAATATGCCCATATAGACCAAGATACCGGGTACGAGCTTCTCCGGTACAAAACGGGTGAATTTTATACGCAGCATACAGATTCTTTTTTAACAAACCCCCGTGCGGTTAGTTGTTCGTTTGCTTTGAACGATGACTACGAAGGCGGTGAGTTTGCTTTTTTTGATCGTGAAATTTCTGTAAAAGCCCCAAAAGGCGCCGCAGTGCTGTTTCCGTCAAACTTTATGTACCCACATGAAATATTGCCCGTAACTAAAGGTACTCGGTATTCAATTATTACTTGGTTTAGATAAATGCCAAATATAGTTAGCCATCAAGATTTTATTGGGGTTTACGATAACGCTCTTTCTGAAGAAAAGTGTAATTATGTTATTGACTCTTTCAATACTATTGAGGCCAACGAAAAAGAAAAAGTCATAGACAACAAGTATAAATACGACGGGGACTTAAGGAGAAAAGATTTTGCGATTTTTGCAAACGAACATTTACCGGATATACAACAATTAATTGGAGACCGGCTACACGAGTGCCTTATGTTGTATTGTGAACATTATTTTGTTCTTAAGGGCATTAATGCCGCATCCCTCGATGTAAAGCTACAGAGAACTCCCCCGAGGGGCGGCTATCACGTTTGGCATTGTGAACAAGATGGCTTGCAACACGGGAACCGTGTACTTGTGTGGACTATCTATTTAAACGACATTCCTTATAATGAGGGGGAGACAGAGTTTCTATGGCAGGGCATGAGGGTCAACCCAAAACTTGGGCGCTGTGTTATGTGGCCTGCTTCCTTTACCCATCATCACCGTGGTAACCCTGTTTACACACATGATAAGTATATTGCGACTGGGTGGTATACGCTGATATAAAGGATACACCATGGCATCAACCTATTCTGACTTAAAGATCGAACTTATCGGCACTGGCGAACAGGTCGGTACTTGGGGTTCTACGACCAACACCAACCTTGGGACGGCGATTGAAGAAGCAATTACTGGTTCAGCCGACGTTAGCTTCTCAAGTGCTGATGTTACGTTAACACTTACTAACACCAACGGAACCCAGACTGCTCGTAACTTACGCCTTGTATGCACAGGCACATCAGGTGGTGCAAGGAATCTCATCCTCGGCTCAGGATGTCAGATTAATAAGATTTACCTGATTCAGAATGACCTTGCAGACACAGTTACAGTCAAGAATACAACCGGTACTGGGGTAGCTGTTGCCGCAGGGGCAAAAAAGTTTGTATTTAATGATGGGACAAACGTTGTTGAAGCAATTGATGTTGGGTTAGAAGTTGTCGATCTTACGTCTGATGTAACCGGCACCTTACCGGTTGCGAATGGTGGCACTGGCGCTACCACGTTAACCGCTAATAATGTGTTGCTTGGCAACGGAACGTCAGCACCACAGTTTGTTGCACCCGGCGCTTCGGGTAATGTTTTAACCTCTAATGGGACAACTTGGACATCGACTGCTGTGCCGGGTCAATTTGTCTCTGGAATGATTATGCTGTGGTCAGGGTCAATCGCATCAATACCATCAGGTTGGGCGATTTGTAACGGTTCAAATGGAACGCCTGATCTGCGGAACAGGTTTGTCGTTGGTGCTGGTAGTACCTACGCAGTTAACGCAACTGGCGGTTCGGCAGATGCAATCGTTGTTTCTCACAATCACACTGCAAGCTCATCGTCAAGCGTTACAGATCCGGGCCACGTACATGCAACGGGTAATAAACTTCTCGATCCTTCTGGGACCGGAACTATTATTACTCCATACGGTGGAAGTGGGTCATACTCATATCAAAACAATACCAACTCTGCTACAACAGGCATTTCTGTTTCTACATCTACCACAGTCAATTCTTCTGGCTCTTCTGGTACTAACGCCAACTTGCCCCCGTATTACGCTCTGGCGTACATTATGAAACTGTAAATCGTGGACCCAATCACTCTTCTTGCAGCAGCCTCGGCGGTATGGAACGGCATAAAGAAAGCCTCCGAGTTTGCTCAGGAGGCCGAAGGTGTTTGGTCACAGTTAAGTAAATACGTCGGTTTAGCCGACCAACTAGAGCAACACATTACCGATGCCAAGAACAAGCCAGCAAAACCTAAGCTGTTCGGCAAGCTGGAGTTCGGTAACGACACGCAAGAAGCCTTCAACGCATTTGAGGCAGAGCATAAGCTCATGGAGATGGAAAAGGAAATACGCCACGAGTTCTTGTACGGTGCATTTGCGAATCTTGAGGGCGGCTACGGAAGCCTAGACGGGTACCGCAAGTTTTTAGAGTTGCGCCGTAAAATCAGGGCTGAGCGCATCCGCATGAAGCAAGAGCAGGAGATGATGCAAAAGAAGTTCTGGGACGACATGTTTCTTTATGGTGGCGTTTCAGCCGTAGTCGTAGTTGGATGCTTGGTGCTGTACATGGCAGTTGACTTTATCTTTAGGTACGTAAAATGATCCCATTAGCCGCAATACTTTCAATTGGTGAGAAGGTTCTTGACAAAGTTCTGCCTAACCCAGAGGCCAAAGCCGAGGCGCAAGCCAAGCTGATGGAGATGGCACAGCAAGGCGAACTAGCCCAACTGGAGGCTCAGGTAAAAGACATGCAGTCTGCCCGTGATCGGGAGGTCCAGATTGCCACCAGCGAGTTTGCTCCAATGCTGAGCAAGATCGTCACGCCCCTGCTTGCGCTTGGTACGGTAGGGTTAACCTTTATTTTGTTTGGCGTAATCATATTTGTTGATGTGGATGCCGATTCCAAAGACATCTTGATTTATGTCTTGGGTGCGCTGACTTCTGCGGTCACGATGGTGTTGGGATACTATTTTGGATCGAGCGCAGGAAGCAAGGAAAAGAGCGCCCAGCTTGATGAGATTATGGAGAAGAAGAAATGAACCTGACCCAGAACTTCACTTTGTCTGAAATGACCAAGTCCGAGACGGCCTTGCGCTTTGGTATGGCAAACGACCCCTCTAGTTCTGAAATTGAAAACCTTCGTATCCTCTGCGAAAACGTTCTCCAGAAAGTCCGTGATTACTACGGTATGGGGGTCAAAGTTAACAGTGGGTTCAGGCATCCGTTGGTCAACGCCAAGGTGGGCGGCAGTACGACATCGGACCATTGCAAGGGGTTTGCCGCAGATATCGAGATTCCTGGGGTTGCCAACGCCGATTTGGCCCAGTGGATTAAAGACAACTGCGATTTTCGTCAATTGATTTTGGAGTTCTACACCCCCGGTGTTCCTGATTCGGGCTGGGTGCATGTCTCCTACAACCCTGCGGATAACAAAAAGCAGGTCTTGACCGCAACGAAACAAAACGGTAAAACAGTTTATCTTGAAGGACTGGTAGCCTAAAATGCCTTTTCAGAAGCTG